GCTACGTATGAACTACTTTATTCTTACAGGAAATTGATATCCATATAAGGACTGTCTGGATGTCCGGTTTCATCCTTCAGGACTTCGCCTGTGAAACCGAGTGTCGACCAGTCCTCACCGATGAATGCAGTATCACCAGTAGGAGACAGGCTGACGCTCCAGATTTTCAATTCCTGCTGAGTTCCAACAGGGTTGTCAGATATAAAACGCAAGAAACCCTCAATGGTGTTCTTCGTGAAGGACTTGACCCTCTTGTAAGTGCCACCAATTGAATAGTAGGACACATACACATCCGTAGGGGTTTCATCCGCTCCGTCATTCGGCAGACTTCCGTCTTCCATTACCAGAATACGACCAGCCTTATCATCTTTAAGGCTGGTGTTAAACCAGTAATCGCCAGTTTCGGTTGTGGTATTCCACGGATCGTATACCACGGTTGCGTCATCATCATCAGTCAACAGCAACGGAGAACCGTGGTCAACAGCCGCAGATGTCGTACCGTCACAAGCAATATCGCCTGTGTACGCTTCCCCACCAGCGGTCGGTGTCGTGGAGGTCAGTGGGTACACCCAAAAATCCCCAGACGTTGCCGTGGTGCTTGTGGGCACATACACAACCATGAAAGTTCCGGTGCTCGTTCCACCTGTCAGGGTCTCCCCAACAACCGGAAGTTCTGCACCACCAGTCGTAAGGGTCAACTTCCACAGGTTGGAGGTGCCAATATTGCGATTTGCCAGGGCCGTTCTCATGCCCCATATGGTATTAATTACCTCACTGTCCCCAACAGCGGCGGCATCTGTAATATCCACAGTCTCACCGAGTGACAGCAAACCGACATTAGACGCATTGATTTCGTCAAGAGTAAAGGCAATTCCAGGGGTAATCTGTGAGATTACCTCCTTATCCTTAGCCTTCAGTCCGCCACGGGAGCTGTAGTGTTCGAGCTTCTCGACAGCGACATTGAATGAAAAGGCTGGAGCATTGCCTAAATCTCTCTCACCCTGATAAGTCCCACTTACCAGTTCGTTGAAGTACACGACACCTTTGCCAAGGACATAGTTGTCGGTGCTGGGAGAGTTAGCCATTGTATTTTTCCTCCATTAAGTTAGGTTTATGTTCCATCATCCAGATAGAATAAAGCTAGAACGAGCCTCATTCCTATCATATCCGGCAGGCCGTAGCCTGTCGGTCCTTCTGCACGGAGTTCGCGAATAAATGTCCCCTCGGCCACTTCGGGGCCACCCGCAAAAACAACCGACCGCACGTTTCTATATAACTGTTTTATACTAACAGTTGAATCCTTTTTTGCCGCAATCTCAAGTATTACCTCAAGCATTCGATTACAGGGATATCCATCTCTATTCCTGGCACTTGGCTTCGTGACCTCATCAACCCCCTCGTCCATAAACACACATGGGAGGGGATAATCTGTAACCGGCTTTGTTGGGCTTCTCAGAAAACCTTCAAGCCCAATAGAACCAGCTTGCGCTTTGACTCTTTCGTATATCTCACTCAGTCCTTGTTCACGAAGATCCATTACCGAATATTCCCTTTATCATAGCATTTCCAATTCTGTGCGCAAACCTGTCGATCAGATGATATTTTGGTGGTCTTCCCAACACGAATCGGATAGTTCCCTCTGGGGCCTTACGGGACCACAAGAGGCCATTTTTTTCAACTACAAACTTTGTCTCTCTAACCCACGGTTTGTTTCCTGGCAGTATACCACCTTCTATGGCTGGGGCGTGCCCTGCGTCGTTAAAGATTCTTATGGTACAGGTATTTCCCAGCACCACAGTTTTGTCCCAACTTGATCTGAATGTTCCCTTTGCTACGGGTGCCCGTGCCACTAATGTTTTGAACATTTCATCCGTAGTTTTGACTATTTCTGCATCTCTGAGAGAACGTGCATTCCTTTGCTCTTTCAAAAGATACACAAACCCTTTCAGGGTTAATTCTCCACCATCTGTTACAAGGGGCATTATAACTCCCGCAATAGAAGGGTGTACAGGGCATTCGCAGGGTCTGTTTCCCATGCAATGACATGAAATTCCTGCCCTGAAGCAGTGACACGAACAAGATCTTGTGTAGTGGGTGTGGCTGGCATGTCCACCCCCTGTATTAAACCTTTGATATCCGTGGGCTGAATTAAAGAAGAAAAGGATAAGGAGTACATGTCCTTCTGAGTGAAGTTCTCCTTTATCATCTTAGCAGGGTACAGAGTTTCTGTTCCAGGCTCGTCTTCCCACTTGACTTCTGTCACATTGACATAATTAACATCCACAGTCAATGAGTCAAACACCTGGAATGCAGTTGCCGCCGCCCCCTTAAACACATCTATAAGAGCCATTTCATGCCCTCAAAAGACGCACAACACGTATGCCACTGTTTGCGGTAACATCAGCAAGAATGCGTCGTATTTTGTCTGGTATGGTCTCAAACTTTTTAGACCTGAGACTTGAGTCTGTTTTGATCATCAAGGAAGCCGCCCTTACTTCAGCAAGACCATCCAAATCCTGATCTGCTGTTCGGTCAATATCCAAAGAGGACAAGGCCATCTCAAACGTGGCCTCTTTGACACAATTCGGTATTTCATCCTCAGGGTACTCCACACCAGATGAACTCAGGGCATCTGACCTCGGCCAATCCATAGCCTGTTCATCATACTGTTTTGTTCCCTTCCAGGATATATACCAATCTAACTGCTTGGAGGCAGTTATCAAATAAGACTCCTTATTCTCTAACTGCTCCCAAGCACTCGCATGTGTTCTATTTTCAAAATAGGTATCGGCTTCAGATACAGTAACATAACTGTTAGAATCTTCGCCGCCAACTGTTGCATCTAATGCCATAGCTCACCTACTCTGTTTTCTTTTTGGGGGCTCTTCGCCGTGGTGCGGATTTGGTTTTGGTTGGTGTCTCTGCCTCTGCTTCCGCAGGGGCCTCTTCCTCAACAGGCTTCGGCTCTTCCTCAACAGGCTTCGGCTCTTCCTTAACTGAGCTCCAGCCGGAATTTTTCATCAGTGCAACCTGATCCTTATCCACTGTGATTTCGGAATCACCTTTGTACATCTTCAGCATTATTATTTCCTCAAAAGTGGGGGTGTGGGACCGAAGCCCCAACACCCTTATTTCTGTTTCAGGCTATGATTAAGCCTGTGCTTCTGCAACCACTGTGATCCTGCGTGGATCAAATGCAAAGGCACCGCAGAGCAGGTCAAGGGACATGGTCGTCTTCTTGGTGCTCAGATCATAACCCTTAACCACACGAATGCTAATTCCGTTATTGGTAGCAACTCCAACAACCCGATCCTGGGGGGCATCGAGTATCGGAAAAGCAACTGCCAAGGAACGGTCATCAAAGATGGCACCGTGTATATCAACTGTTTCACCGGAAGCAACAACCGTCACAGCCGCATTGTCAGGAATAATCTCAGCAATCGGGTCAACGAGCTCAACTTCTGTGGTTGCGGTCGTATCTGCAATTGCTGTCTTGACAACAAGAGGTCGCCGAACACCGGCAATAGCCAGACGGTCCCCTGCCATGAGGGTTCCGGAGGCGAGCGGGGCGTCCACAATCAGCGAAGTATCGCCAATAAGGTTTTTGGTTCCGGTTGTGTTATTGGTCGTTGCGGTCATTGTACCGCACTCATGCTCGGAGATGGGGAAGGACATGGCTGAATACCAATCCATACCCATTACCATACCCATCTGACCGGTCTGCAGGGTTGTTACGCCTGGACCACCACGTGTCTGGCTCTGGTTGAACCATGTCTGGCCCAGCATTTTCGCTTCCAGGGTAAGATCACACAGGCAGAAACGGCTGAATGCCAACTGCTGAATGGTGGCGGCTTTACGTGCCAACGCCACGTCAGCGGCATCTGCAAACAGATCGCTTGACCAGTACATTCCAGAGGCCTGAAGGATCTTGGTACCAACGTACATGTCAACATCTTCGGCAAGGCGGTAAGAAGCCGGCCGGATGATCTGATCACTGAAAGAATCAAGGTCCAGGGCCTCCTCACGAGCAGTAACCTCTACGGAAACGTCGAGATGCTTCTCGATTTCCATTGGGCGACTGGAGGTGGAGATATCCTGGATATCAATCGTTCCAGAGAAGTCCTTCGCTACGTAATCACCGTGCGTACGGAAAGAAACAGTGTCCCCACGCTTCCAACCGTTGGAACGTGTGGTAAACTCACTGGTTTTATCCCGTGCACACATTCTGGTGACAACCAGAGCGTCCTCAAGGTGTGAAAGTGCCTCGGCGGCTATGATTGAGGGATGTTCCCAAATGTTTGCCATTGTATTTTTCCTCCAAAAGAGTAATTGTTAATGTGTGGCCGATTTACTTGTCTTCTCGTTCATCCCCAGACCTCCGGTCGCTGTCCCCAAGACAGGGGGATTTATACTTGTATACCTAATCGTATACTTTATAAAAGAATATGTCAAGCGGTTTTTTATGCCGCTTTTTGCTTCGCCCGAAGCTTCCGGTAACCTTCATGGTCCCCCTTGGCAAGCAGGGCGGCGGCTTTCTTGGTGAAATCTGAATCAGAAACAGCGTCCCCACCGCTAAGACCAGCACCTTCTGATTCAGGCCAATAATGTGGAGCCGTTTCTTTCAGACCTTCAACCCATACGGATGGGCTGACAACCAATTTGTCCTTGTTTTTCAGGAGGTTGCCCTGTCTGTCACGGGCCTCAACTTGTCCATCTTCACTCAGAGAAAATACGGTGGAACCACGCATAAGAACGTCGGTAAGTGCTTCAGGCCGGACCCCCGCTTTCATAGCGGCTCCCCGAATTTCATCCTCAATCACTTTGGTCTCGAACTTGGTCTTATAGGTAGAACCATTTTTCTCAGCTTCTGCAAGTTGCTGATTAAGGTCCTCGATCGCCTGTTTCAATTGGGCGGTAGCGGCAGAAGAACGCTTCTCGATAACCTCCTCAATTTTCCCATCCTTGATCATCTGAGCGTACTCACTCTCATTGATCAGGGAAAGTGCTTCACGGGCCTTATCAGGATCAAGATCCTTGAACTTGTCGGCCAGTTCCTGAAGCTTTTTCTTCTCGGTAAGAATTTCCTCATTCTTGGCCTTGAGACCGGAAACCGCTTCATCAATCTGGGTCTGGACTCCGTCCTTGACCTCTTTCATTGAAGAATTGTGTTCCTCAATCGCCTTGTTCCGTACTTCCTCGTCTTCGATCCATTCAAACATTTTCATTCACCTCCAGTGAATAAGGTTTAGTCATTCCCAGAATGACCGCCAAAGGGACTATTCCCCTGTACCATCTTCTGACTCCTCATTGGATTCAGTTTTTTCTGGGACACGGTCACCTTCGACATCTGTCATGTCTCCAGTGATACCAATTCCTTGCATGGCATTCGCAACAGCCATGTAAGCTTTATATTTTTCTAATTGTTCGGTGTAATCTTTCAGTGAGACCTGAGGATCAAGAAGGCCACTGTTGATCAGGTACCTGTGGACAACAGGCAGGGGCACAACCCCACTTCCAAATCCACTGATGATCTCTCTCAGAACCCCACTATCAGGAATACCATACGTAAGAGCAGGTGGAGCGTCAATAATATTCTTACTCTTATCGTACCCACCCCATTCACACATTAAATCTACTCCCCGTTTGATAGCATTAAGTGCCGATAGGTAGACTGAATATATAGAAGCCGACTGGGTGGCTTGTCTGATGCGCAGGGATTCTGCCGCTTCCACGCCTTTACGGGTATCCAATATAGACACACCGTGCCGAATGGCTTCCTCATACAAATCTTTTATGTGCTCTTTTACATGGTTGAGGGCCGCTGTGTCTGTTTTGGTATAGTATACCCGTGCCTGAGGATCAGGCAATGTGATCATAACGGATGAACCCACAACATTGGGAAGATCGTCATCATCACTTGCCCCAGACAGAACAAGGGTAGGGTTACAAGAAAGGAACTCACTGTTAGCTAGGTCCGCTTCCTTCCTATATATTTGGACTGAACAGTTGGCAACCGCAAGAAGTGGGATTGGTTGCTGTTCCATGGAATTATTTATAGAACCAGCCACAAATATAGGGATTTTGTCCAGCTTTTTGCCAAAGAAGCTCGGAGTTTTCCTGAACTGTGTGTATTCTCCCTCATCCCCAAACAACCTGGATACATACTCTCCATTCTTTTCCAGGTATAGAACACGGTATACATCTTCGTAGTCATGTGCGAACATATTGGTGGTATCAGGCAATCTCTCCTTCAGAACCGCCAATTTCAGGGTTTTCTGCTCCCCGACTACTTCTTCCTTCCAGTTTATGAAGTTTTCGGCATTATAACGTACGAATTTGAACTTGTTGGTCTCAGGGACTATATCAATGGTAATTGGGCATCTGCTTGTCTGCATAATCTCAATTATCATTTCCATGAACAACTGCTGAATAGTTTTTCCCTCTTTTGTCGCACTTTCTTTGAGATACTCAAGCTGTGGAGGGAAATGGAACTCTGGCAGTTTGGCAATAATGACCCCGAGGGCACCGGATAAGGCGTATGAGGTGATTAATGGGAAATGTGCCCTCTCAATATAGTCATTGTATGCTTCCGCATATTCACCCTGCATACCAGAAGGGCGAGGGAGATACTCTTCCTGTTTGGACTTAATC